ATCTCGCTTAAGTATCTATTAGCGGCCTTACGGTCACTATAGTAACTTCTGCTTGACACTACTGGCAAGTATTCAACCGGAGAGACAGTGTCTGGTTCTAAATCATCCAACACTGTGAACATAAGAAATTGTAGTTCACGTGAGGTCTGAGTTAAAGCAAGCACAATAGGATGGGATCCTGAAAGGGATCCTATACTCCTATCTGCCAAGGTCTTCTCACTACAAGACACGCCGATGGATTTGAAATTCTCCACAAGGTGTGGGAACTCTGTTTCCATATCTAGAGGTTTTATCTCCATCGCCTTCGTTATTATGTTTGCGGTTCGTTTGGTTATTATTCTTTGAATAATATCCTCACGATTGAGTATCAAGGTGTCGTTACCGAATTTCAATTGAAGTTCGGGCGCACGCGATACTCTTAACCACAGCATAAACTGAAGGCGTCGTAGATCCTCTGATTTAAGAATCTGCGACAGACCGTAGTGGCCTGTATCAGTTGAGATGAAATCTCTTTTACTCATTATTTCAACTAAATCTAATATACTTAGTATATCATTTTTAGATAAAATATTGTGTTTAATTGAAGACATCTCTTTGCCCTTTAGAGCTAGCCGTTTGGCGAACTCTATTTGACAATTATTCTTATCACCAATGACCGACTTACTAAGATTGATCGTAAGACCGATCTTCTTAAGTAACCATTGGTAGCGTTGTGCCACTTTTGTGTTGAATATCACAATGTCGTCGCCAAGTATACGGTACTGTTTGAAGAATCTCATAGGTTTTCCTGTGTGATAATTCTCCCAGTTTGCCGCAAACTGAACGATGTCATGGTGCCACAGAGCAAAGCTAGGGAAAGAAGATAGTAAGCCTAAAGGCTGTCCTACCTTCCACCTGACACTTTGTCCTGTGGATTTAACATAAAAGTCCCGTTTCGTCATTACTGAGTACCAACTTTCGGCTACATGTAGATTTGACATTAACTGAAGACGGTATTTCTGCATCACTGCAGGAATCCTATCCGAAGCTGATGAAAGATCAAAACAATAAGTCGGGTGTCCGCTACTCTCCTTGAGAAGGCTTGAGAAAGCCTTGTCTTGGTTTGAAGTGGAATCCGTACTTATTGATTGTAGTGTCTTATACAAAGAAATTTGTATAGGCTTTAATGAAAGTTGTGACCAGTAGTCTCCTATTGCAAAGATTCTAGTCTTACCGGCAGGTTCGGATGAAAATCCTAATCTACCAGTATGAACAGTCTCTTTACTATTACTCGAATCAGCCTGTAACTCCATCCATTCAGTAATCCAATCTTGCTGTAAAGCTTGATTGAGTTCCTTTATAGATTTTGTTAAGACTGCATCTTGTAATACAGCCTTGGCATCAAGGTGCGAACACGCTACCGAGGGTCCATTAGGACCTTTGGATAACGTTGTTAACACCTTGCTCCAAGGAAGAATAGGATCTATAAGAGAGCCTAAGTACCACTTACGCGAATGCGTAAATTTCTTTAAAAATTTCTTAAATTTCTTATTAATGTCCCGAACGGATGTCTGAATTTCTTCAGTCATCTCGTCAGTGATACTTGATAAGTCATTATAATTAATTTCTAATCGAATTTGTTCGAAAGAACGAGCGATAGTTAGTGCGACTCTCTTGGCTTCCCGATCTCCCTTGATGAATGGTCTTAAAGACCATAGGGTTTTCGGTATACCATTAGAGTCACTCTTACAGAACGATAGAGGTTGAGTTGGAAGCTGCAACAGATAGTTACGCAGAAATGTGTAACTTTCTTTGTAGAGTCCTAGTGTGTACTGTTTTCCATGGTTCTTTACAGAACTATGGATCTCCGTTTCATACTTGATCCAAATGTCTATAACCTTATTAGATGAATGATTCTGTAATTCTAGAGAAGCTATAAAAGCTAATCTATTTTTACTCAATCTTTTCATTTAGTTTGGTCCGATATTTTGATCTGCTCTCCCGACAGGGTAATGCCGGTGCCACCAATCGGTTCCAGGTGACCAAGAATAAAC